AACGAAGGACGCGACGAAAAGGGAAGGTTCACGGAAAAGAACCTGTGGAGCATTGCTCGTAAACGGGTAGGGCAGCCTAAAAAGTACCCAACACCCGAAGAACTGGCGTTTACAGCCCTTGAATACTTCGATTGGTGTGCAGCCACTAAAAACAAAATAACGATGGCAGGGCTGCGTGTTTACGTCAATTTTAGCCGTCAGGATTGGCTCAATTATAAGACTAACTATCCCGATTACTTTGACACCATGAATACTATTGAATTGCTTTTAGAGGCTGAATGGGAGGCTAAGTTAGGATGGGCAGGATCAACACAGGGCGCTATCTTCTGGCTGAAAAACAAAGCACAGTGGCGTGACGAAACAACACAGCACCAAACACTAACCAATGTCACAGCGTCTTTCGGTAACACTTTACAATCCGCACAGCAACCAACAGAAGATACATCAGGCGATAAACAATGATCCCTGCAAGTATTACGTTCTGAACATTGGTCGCCAGTTTGGTAAAACGATGTTGGCGATGAACCAACTGTTTTATTGGATGTTCAATCATGACGGGTGCAAGTGTGCATGGGTTTCTCCTGTGTATAAGCAGAGTAAGAAGGTATTTGAGGAAATGGTTCAGGCGTTTGCCGATTACGGCATAATGCAGACCAACGCAACGGAACTGACTATAAAGATCGGGAAGTCTTCTTTGCAGTTCTTTAGCGCGGAACGTTACGACAATATCCGAGGCTTTACCTTCGATTACCTAGTGTGTGATGAGTTCGCGTTTATGGACGAGGAAGCGTGGACGGAGGTACTACGGGCTACGGTGTTAGTAAAGGGAAAGAAAGTCCTATTGATCAGTACGCCAAAGGGTAAAAACCACTTTTACACCCTTTACAATCTTAACGGGGTGAACGCTCAGTACAAGTCTTTCACCATGACTTCGTATGACAACCCGTTAATCAATCCGCAAGAAATAAACGACGCACGTGCTACCTTACCCGATCACGTATTTAGGCAGGAATACTTAGCGGAGTTCATAGATGGCGGCTCGGGTATCTTTACGCCTGTTTACAGCAACGTCACGGGAGGGGTTAAATATTACGCAGGTGTGGACTTGGGAAGGGCAGACGATTACTCTGTGCTGTCTATATTCAACGAAAAAGGCAATCAGGTATTTATAGACCGATGGAGGCATGACACGTGGCACAACATCACATCTAAGATTGCAAAGAAGATCGACGAATACAACGCGATAACACTAGTGGAAGTCAACAGTATAGGTGACGCGATACTCGAACAGATACGCGGCAAGGTGGCAAAGCCCCGAAACATTAACCCGTTTGTAACAAACGCTAAGAGCAAGAATGACGCTATTGAATCTTTGGCGGTAGGTACTCAGCAGTCTGAGGCTACCTTCCTGCCCGTTGACTGGCTACAAAAGGAGTTCGACGTGTTTACGTTTGAATACAACGCCAAAAGCAGAACGGTAAAGTACGGAGCGCCATACGGTTTCCACGATGACGGCATCATGGCTACGGCTATTGCATGGCATTCGTTAAAGAATCCGATTGTTCAGGCTGTTAGCGTTCACTTTTAATTTCTTTTATATTTGTCACATGAAACGAAAACACAGAATAATAATTGAGGTAGAATCCGACTACGGGGCTTCATGGGGATCAGGTGACGAAGGCATTGACAATGCACTAAAGTTGTATTGTGAGAAAATAAAGCAGGAACTATCCGACCCGCGAAGTAAGACGTATATGCACTTCATGGCTACGGCATCAATAAGCTGTGTAAACGTTTATCTGGATAGTAAATCTTAATCCACGAAACCCCTTTTCTCCGTCTTTACGGGTATGGATTGGAGTAACGTGAAAGCCCGACAGATGCCTGAGATCATGGCGCTGTTGGACATGGACACTACCGACGCGGTGGACTTGCTAGACCGCGACATTAACCTGATCAGCATTATCACGGGTCAATCATTGGATGCCGTTAGTGCTATGTCAGGGGCTGAATTCGCACAGCTACGAACAAAGGCATACGAACTACTCAGCACAGAGCCGAAATCCGCATATAACCCGCGTATTAAGCTAGGGAAGCACACATTCTACTTTCATCCTAACGTATCGGACACATCTGTAAACGAATTGGCTGAACTTCACCTTCTGAACGTAACGAAAGATAACTACTGGTCAAAAGTGCCTCAGATCATTGCGGTATTCGCTCAGGAACGCAAATGGTTTAAGAGATGGCGTAAGTCATTGACCTACTCGGAAAAGGTCGAACTATTCAAAGACCTACCTGCTGACACCGCGAACGGCATCACGCTTTTTTTTTGCAAGGTATCTCCGATATTAGAAAGGGCTATTTTAAACTCTTTGGACAACCGAATCAAGGAGAATCTGAACAGTTTGAATCAAACGCTAAACGAACTGCGTTCGAGAAGTGGGGATGGTACAAAGTCATCTACGAACTCACGGACGGGGACATCACAAAGGAAAAAGAATACTTCGAAATGAAGGTTGTAGCCTTTTACAACCGCCTCGCAATGATGGCGGATATACAGGCGGAACATAAAGAACAGATCGAACAACTGAAACAGCATCATGCTAGGTAAAGAAACAGACGAATACGTTACGGACTACCTGACCCAATGGGCTACGGGGTTAAGTCAGCGCATCCGTCAGAACCTAGTTAGTAAAGATCAGTGGTTTGATCAGTCAACGTTGGCACAGAGTATTATCGTTATGCCTGTTGAAGTTATTCCAGACGGGTATAAGGTGACAATACAGATGCCTGACTACGCTCAGTTCGTTGATCAGGGGCGAGGTAAGACAAAGACGGGATCGCGTTCATTGGGTAGCACTGTGCAGCGTAAGTTGGCAGGGTCGAGCGGGTGGATAGCACGCAGGGCAATACCACCACCGATGCAGATCATGGTGAAGCGTAAGAACTCAAAGGGCGAAACAAAGACATATGTAAAGCGGTTTAAGAACGTCAACGAAGCGAACCGATCCCTTTCCTTTGCTATCAGCCGTTCGATTCACAAGTACGGGTATAAGTCAAAAGGTCACGGGTTCTATTCGGAGATATTCAACGAAGACGAATTGCAGGATTTGTCGATAGCCTTAGCGCCAGTGATCGGTGAGGCTGTGGATGTAACAATATTGGAGGACATTGAATAATGGCAATAGTAGTAAAGCAAGCCCCTGAGTTATGGTCGCCTGTATATAATCCGCTTGTATGGGTGTTGGATTCGTCCAATGCGGGGCAGAGTAATTTCCGCTACGTTGCGGATGTTTACGTTAGCGGTGTTGCAGGTCATTTACGCATGGTATGTAACCCTGATCCCGATTATAACGAAGGCGTATTTGATTTCGGGCGTATCGTTGAGAATTATCTTGGTATCTTAAATCAGTCCAATGATAACTTCGACATCAGCAAATCGGTTAACGGTTTCGGAGTTGCGGCTAATTCAATGGTTCCCTACGAGATTAAGTTCGGGGAGCAATACGGAGCGCTAGGTTCGATTACTACTTACTCCGCGTTAACTGTTACGGGTACTAAGTACGCATTCAACGGGGCGTACAATACTACTGACTTCCTAGATTATACAGGGTATATTGCTATTGAGGATACGAATACGTTTCTAAATGAAATGACATCGCCTCAGTATTACGCGTTTTCAAATACTTTTGAAGATCGGTTTCTGCATTACATCACACAGACATCGGGGGCGGTTTACTTTGCTCAGATTAAGACATACGATGAAAATTATAATACGATTCAAACGGCATTAATTGAAAACCCGTATCAGAATCCTTTCTATTACCAATACCGTCAGTACTTTTCATGCGGTGCGCGTTCACTTAATAACGCAACGCTTTATTCAGGATCACAGCCGTTGATTGATAATTCAGTGTCAGGGTATGACGTAACGCTAACGGACTACTTCGGCAATGCGACATCAACGACATTTACGTTTAATAACGACACAGAATGCTATGGAGGTCGCACACCTATCACGCTGCATTTCCTGACTACAAAAGGCGCTTTTGATTCATTGCCGTTTACGATGGTCAACCGTTACAAGACCAAGAAAACAACAGACACGTATAAGCGCAAACTAGGCACACACGCAAATAACTCCTATACTTACACGAAATCAGACGCGGGAACGATTGTACACGATACGCGCGTACAGGCACGATATGAATTACAGTCGGATTGGATAAGCCTAGATGATAGCTTACTGTTTCAGCGTATGATTGAAAGTCCTGTTGTGTTTTTAGATTTAGGCACAACATTACTGCGTGGCACGATCACATCACCTACTGAAATGGAGTTGAAAGCAACTCAGTACGGAGATATTGAACTGCATAATGTGAAGGTTGTATTTGAATTGGCACAGGAATACCACAGACAGCGCGGATGAGGACTGAACTATACATTAACGGCATACGTGTCGACGTAAAGAAAGAGGTCGGTATCAGCCTTACATTAGCGATTGCGGACATTAAAAACCCCGACAAACGCAATGCAGGGTTCAGCCGTACCGTGGAGATTCCTGCCAATGGAACGGCAAACAAGGTATTCTCACACGCTTTCGACTTTACCGAGATACAGAACACCTCTGCGATAAACTTTAACCCTGACTACAATCCGAACCTGAAAGCAACTGCCGTTGTTATGGTGGATTCAGTGGAACAGTTTAGAGGGTACTTGCGGATGCGTGGTATCAAACGCGAGAATCAGGATTTAGGAAAGATCACTTACATATGTGAACTGTTCGGTGATTTGGGTAACATCATCACGAATCTAGGTAACGCACTGCTATCTGATTTGGACGTGTCGGAATACGATCACGTGTACAACAGAACGAACCAAAAGGCTACATGGACAACCATTAACCCGTCGGGAGGGTATTATTACCCGATGATTCAGTACGGTGATAACGACGGGGTGAACTGGGATGTGAATCACTTCTATCCTGCGTTGTATGAGAAAGTGATATTTGATAAGGTTGTGGAGTATGCAGGGTATGAGTATGAATCGCCTTTCATCAGCGGTTCACGGTTCGGGTCTTTTGTAGTTCCGTTCACGGGTACGGCTTTCTTATTAGATCAGGCATCGGCTGCAAGTAGGTTGTTTAATTCGCGTATCAGTTCGGCTTTTTCAGCATTGGATCAATCCACGTGGTCAAGTATCGCAGAGCCTTTTCCGTATGACACTGAACTATCTGATCCTGATGGGCAGTACAACCCTGCCACCTACACGTTCACGTGCGTAAGTGCAGGATATTACGAATTCAAAGTATCTGGTTCATTTAATTGGTCAGCGGTTGGCGGTAGCTTCTCAGGGGTGGCAGCGTCGTATTTAGTCGTTACAGTTAAACAACAGCGAGGAGCAACAATATCTTATTTAACACAACAGTTAATTCCAAATCAGGTAGCATCATTATCAGCTGGCAACAATTCATCAGCGGTAACATTCACACATACAACACCAACGACACTATGCAATGCAGGTGATACGGTTTGGGTGGACTTAGCGCCCGTGTTTATCAGCAACGGTTCGCCCGTTGGCTGGCAGTACGCACAGTTCAATCTCAGTTCGTCTAACTTCTTTAACTCAGTCAGTAACGCTTCTATTGTCGAAGGTGCAACAGTTCCAATGAACTCCGCGCTGCCTAATGACATTAAGATGTCGGACTACTTCATGAGCGTTATCAAGGACTTTAACCTGATGATCGAGCCTGACCGCACGAATCCTCAGAAGGTTTATATTGATACCGCTACGGACTTTTACGGGTCAGGTCAGAATCGTGATTGGTCGCATAAGTTGGACGTGTCAAAGCCTGTGGAACTTGTTCCTATGGGTGGATTGGACGCTAAGCGGTATGTGTTGCAGTGGAAAGATTCGGACGATTACTTTAATAAGAAGTACCGAGAAACATGGGCAGAAGGTTACGGGATGAAAAAGCATGACGTAACGAATGACTTCGTGATGAATGAAAACATTTACACGTCTGTATTCTCTTCTACTCCAATGGTATCGGATTCGACTACTGATCGCATCTATCCGCATATCTACACGCTAGAAAACGGTAATATCCGCAAGCGCATTAAGAGCGGTATGCGTCGTTTAATTGCTACGGGTGCGGTTGCTACAACATATCAGTGGAACTATATCACAGCGTCCACAACTTACTCGGAAACGACCTACCCTCAGTCAGGTCATTTGGATTCGGTATCATTGCCTACGTTTGATCTGAACTTTACCAACCCGCGTGAGATTTATTACACGGCTACCAACTACACAGACGGCAACCTGTGGAATCGTTACCACCGCAAGTACATCGAGGAAATCACAGACCGAAACAGTAAGATGTTGACGGGGTACTTTTACCTCACACCTTTGGACATCTTGCGGTTGTCATTCCGTGATCAGTATTTTATTCACGGGCAGTATTACAGGCTGTTAAAGATTCAGGATTATAACACGGAACAGAACAAGGTAACGAAGTGCGAATTCGTACTTATCAAGAATCGAGAAGTATTTACCGCTTCTACCTATTCTCTGTTATCGTACCTGAACAACACGAACGGGAACGTGGACGTTGTTCCTCGCGGTGACGGTGGTAATAGCGGAGCAAATAACGCGTTTGTCGGTGAACGCATACAGATTAACGGAGGTATTGGTAACGCGGTGTTCGGGTACAATATCTCACTAGGCTCTGAGGCTTCCCGTAACTTTGTGGCGGCATCTTCGGGTGTTGTTATCGAGCCTGACGTTATCGGGGCGGTGGTTATCCGATCAGATGATGTTACGGTGACACGGAGCGGGGAGGTATGGATAGACGGGAACAAGTACACATTCGGATCGCGTAACGTTTACTTTATTACAGCGAATGCTACGATAACCGAGGCAGGAACGTACTACTGTTCAGGATTGTTGACGCTTACATTAAATAGCACGGTGTTAACGGTGAATGATCGTATTCAGGTATTCAACATGACTGGCAGTACGGTAACTGTTGCAGGGGGTGGATTGAATATCGTTTACTCTAATAATAACTCAGTAGCAACATTTAACCTGAATCATAAGTATGAATCATTGACCTTAACTTACACGGGGTCGCAATACATTGTAACGTAATGACATTTCTAACATCAGTAGGCGGTGGTGGCGGTGCTTCATGGGGAAGTATCGGAGGGTCAATCAGCAGTCAGTCTGATTTGCAGACGCTATTGAATGGCAAAGCCAACACATCGCACACGCACGCCCAATCCGAAGTAACGGGGCTTGTATCTGATTTAGCAGGTAAAGCAGACGCTATACATACGCATAGTCAATATGCTGATAAGTGGACGTACACCACACTCGGAAGCAATAGCACCGTTAGTACGACTGCGTTTGCTAACGTATCTGGAATGTCGTTTTCCGCGTTGGCAAATACAAAGTATCTGGTTACGTTGAATGGGGCGTATCAAACCGCAGCAACGACAACGGGCATTAGTTTGGCGTTGGATATTCCGACGGGGGCGACCATCATAGGACAGAATGTCGTAAGCACATCAGCAAGCGCGTTAGGTGGTACGGAGCAACTAGCAGACGCAACAACAACGGGTGCAAGTACGGGCGTTCGTGCTATCAACACTAATACACCAATTCATTCGTTCTGGATTGTTTCGGTAGGTGGCACAGCAGGAACTATTCAGTTAATGCAACGGTCAGAGATTGCAGCGTCTAATACAGTATTACAGGCAACATTAACCGTAATGGGTTACAGAACAGTATAACATGGCACAGCTTAATTTAGATGTCGTAATCAATACCGCAAACGCGGCAAACTCAGTCGGGGAGATTCGTAAGCAGTTGAAAGAACTGAAAACCGCGATGTTAACCGTCGGGGAAGATACGCCCGAATTCGAGAAACTGGCAGCGGCAGCGGCACGGCTGAAAGACCGCGTAGAAGAGGCGAACGAGAAGATCAACGCCCTAAATCCTGATCAGTTCAAAGGGTTGCAGCAAATGGCAACGGGCGCGGCTACGGGCGTTCAGTTGGTAACATCTTCAATGGCTTTGCTAGGTATCGAATCCGAAGACGCACAGAAGGCTATGATGCGCGTTCAGGCGGCTATGGCTTTTGCTCAGGCGATCAATGACGTTGACAAGCTAAAGAAAGGATTTAAGGCGTTCAATGATACCGTAAAGGCGAACCCGATTATTGCCGTAGCATCCGCGTTGGTAGCGTTGAGCGTTGCGGTGTATAAGGTGTATCAGGCGCAACAAGACGCTAACTCAGAACTGGCAAAAGCAACACGGGAATATGAAAAGCAAAAGGAAGCGACAGCGACACTATCGCGTGAATACGATCGTCAAATTGAACTACTCACAGCGCAGGGAGCAAGTACAGAACAAATTATTGCTGTTAAGCGCAAACTGATAGAGGCACAAATCGCAGAGGCTCAATCTTCACTACGGGTAAGTATGTTGAAGGTCGAGGAGGTGAAAAATAACGATTCACTTTGGGAATCTTTGCTCCGTGTTGCGGACGTTGTTAACGGTACGAATCAGGCAGAGGCGGCAATCGCTGTTAATAAGAAAGAACGCGCACAGGAAGCCGTTGATCAGATTAAAGAGCAGCAGGAGGCGCTGAAAGACTTACAGAATCAGTTAAAGGTTCTGGACATCGAAGAAGAAAAGTCAGCGCAGAAGAAAAGCGAGGACTCAAAGAAAGCGTATCAGGAACGCAAGGCACAACGTGAACAGGAAGCAGCGGATAACGAAGCAGCATGGGCGCGTGAACTTGAATTGATGGCTGAGCAGAAAGAAGCAGCCGATCAAGACGAAGCAGATAGAGCCGAACGGGAAGAAGCGTCACAGCGCAGACGGATGAAGTTGTATCTGGATGATCGCAATGAAAAATTAAAACGCCAGAAAGAAAAGGACGACGCGGAGAAAGCATCAGCGGAGAAAGCTAAGAAGTTAGACGAAATGCGTTACAGCCTTGCGATTGATTCGGCAAAGCAGACATTGGAGGCTATTTCCTCGCTGATGAAAAACAACGCGAAAGCACAGAAGGCTATATCGGCATCATTAACGTTAATAGACACCTATGTAGCCGCTCAAAAGGCGTATGCTTCACAGATGTCCGTTCCGTCACTTGATGCGCCTATACGCGCTGCAATTGCGGCAGGTGTTGCCGTTGCTTCGGGTCTGGCACGTGTCGCTGCAATCCTACGTGTTGACACTTCGGGCGGTTCTGTAACGGCTACGGCATCGGGAGGCGGTGGTGGCGGTTCGTTGGATTTCAGTACACAGCCGAACGTCGGAACGTCAACACAGCCTTCAACCTTACTCAATGAGCAAGGGCAGGTTATCAATCAGAACAACGATATGCGCCCGATGTA